TGCTTTGGGCTGTGGCAATATCCAAGCCCCTAAGTCTCTTTCACTCACCGCTGTCTTTGGCTGGTAAAATCATGATGCCGTTAGGTGCTGTCACCTGAACTTTCTCTGTCTTCACCAAGCCAGCCCTATCTAACAAATCCTTAGCAGCGTTGAGCTTCTCTTTTAATCCTAGCTCTGTAGGATCGGAAATACCACTAACAACCGCCATAGCTGCTCTAGGAGCATTCATAGCGATGTATAGCTGTGTAGCCTCAATCACTTCTTCCTTCAAGACATCCATGAGCACTTTAGTGTTGTAGCCTTCGCTGTAGCCAGCAAGCTGTCTTGCCTTAGCAGGATTGCCTCCAGCCTCAGCAAATAACACCTCAATGAATTTCTTCTGCTGTTCTGTTAGTTCTCTTTTAGCCATGATGTTCCTTATGGTTTATTTGTTGGATCAAAATATTCTTCAACAGTGATGGTGGCATCCATAGTTGAACCAGCCTCTGGTGTAACAATAACAGTGTCACCGGGATTAAGAACAAGATAGCTACCATCAAGCTTGAGATAAGCATTAGATGCTAAACTATATCCACCAACAATGTGATAGGTTCCACCAACACTAACATCGTTCCATTGAATTTGAACAGTTTTGTTATTACCTGCATGATTGGAAATAAACAACAAAACCATCTTAGCTAAAAAATTGTTAGGACAAGTATAGATAGTGTTAGCAGCTCCTGCTGTCAACACTTTTCCTAAACTTCTAACCTTAGGTTCAATGTTCACTTCTTAGCTTTCTTTTGTTTAACACCAGCTTCAGACAAGGCAATGGCAATGGCTTGCTTGGGAGATGTAACAACTTTACCACCTTTACCAGAATGTAAAGACTTGTCCTTATATTCACCCATCACTTTGCCTACCTTAGCTATTTGTTTAATAGTAGCCATTATTTTTTCTTGGTCATTGGTGCTTTAACAGCACCACCCTTAGCCATCTTACCCTTACCATCAGCAGCAAAGGCAGGAACATTCATTCCATCCTTCTTCACCATAGGCATACCACCAGCAGCATAGCCCTTCTTCATAGGCATATCCATAGTCACACCACCAGCGGCATATCCTTTTTTAGTCATACCACCACTAGCCATCATTTTAGATTTCATAGCTGCACCACCAGTAGCCATCATTTTAGATTTCGTCATTTCTTTTGCTCCTTGTAAAGATTGTTGAAAGTTTCTTCCGCATCCATATACGAATCATCTTGCTCCGCACAATAGATATGTTGGTTGGGCCTGAAATCAGGCGCACCCTGTCCTGTTTGCCAATAGGCTGGACTTGTCACTCGAACTCGGTTGTTTGGCAAAGCCACAACATTCCCAGTCCATTTACCCGCATCAGTTAGTATTAGCACATGACTCTGTTTATGCTGTGAAGGATCTTCAGACACACTACTCTCAGCATAGTCAACAGTGAACAAATACCTACCTGTAAAGAATTCATTGTTAATCTTACACAACCAAGGAGAAGGTTTAGCTCTCTCCAAACTAATGATGGAATGATTGTAACTATTACAATCCCAAGGCTGTGACAAGTGATTCATCATACGCTCAGGCCATACCTCTAAAGGTATATCACCTACTAACGCAGCAAGGGGCATCCTAGCCCACATTGCTCCACCATGTACATTAGCTTGACTGCCATCATCCGCTTCACAACCAGTGAAGATAACTTGAAAGCTCAAGCTCCTATCTGGAATGGTGGTGACAGCCACTGCTAATGCATGTATGTATTCCCCATGATAGTTTTGATGTCCATTCGTAAACTCTTTTCTAACCCAACATTTAAAATATGGGATGTTACTTGTCAGATACATTAGACAATCTTTCTATTTACTTCTTCTTTTTAGGGGCTGCTTTAACAGGGGTCATGCCTTTTGGTTTTCCTTTGTTAGAAAACTCCATATATTTAGCAGGACCACCTTTAGCAGGAGCTTTGGTTGGTTTACCAACACCAATCATAATGGCAAGCATAGGCTTCTTAGAAGCAACACCACCCTTAGCAAGCTTCTTCTCAGGAACCTTAGTGGCTTCAAAGGCTTTACGCTCTAGCTCATTGGCTCTGTCCAAGTAGGTGTTACGCACCTCTTGAGGGACAGAAGTGTCCTTAGCCTTCTCACGGTACATCTTTACTTTCTCTGCATCGGTAGCCATAGTTTCTCCTTTTAGTTACCATTAAACTTCTTAGCTACTGCTTTACAGATAGCTATAAACAAGTCTTGATCATAAGCTTGTTTCATCATGTTTACTTGTCGAGTGACAAGTTGTACATTATCTTTTACATATCCTTTTTTACTGTCTATCCTATCAATAGAAGCAAGAGCTTTCTGAGGAGATCCTACTTCAGGAAAAACAATATCAACATCTGTTAAAGCACATCGATGCTTTTGTTGCTCATACAGATCAGCCAAATAATCTAAGTTAAGATCCCATTCAAGATTTCTTAACTCAGCTCCTGTTTTAAATTTATTAAACCAAGAGATTCTTATACCTCTATGCCATCCTCGATGGCAGTTATCAACATGCTTATTAGAACAAGCTTTACATTCTTTATTAAGTCTCAAAGACTCTTCTGCATAATTCTTACGCAGATAGCTTTGCGTTTTGTTACAGGTAGGACAATCCTTGTACCATCTGTTATCTAGGCCTTTAGTAATAGTCATAGGGTAGTTATACCGCTACCACTTTGATTTGTCTACCACTTTATTTTATTGGCCCAAAAAGCTGCAGACATCTTACCCTTTTCAATGTTCTTGGCATGCCTAGCCTTAAACGCTTCATTGCGTTTACTACCATCAGGACTACCACTAACACCCTGCTGTCCAAACCTAATTAGCTTCACTGTATCACCATCTTTAGCTAACACAGCATGACTCTTCGTAGGATGCTTAGGTGTAGCCTTAGGCTTATTGTATCCGCTAAACTCTTCACTACCTTTTTTAATCATCTGAACCCCTTCACCTTCTTAGCAATGGCCTTAGGCTGTTTAACAAACTGCTTACCAGCCTTTGTGCCTTCACGCTTAGCTTTAGTGGTGGCTGCATATTCAGCAGAGCTTAAAGACTTAATGGCAGCTTCAGGCAGATAACGCTCTCCTGTTTTAGCAGAAGGCTTACCAGACTTAGTTGTCCACTTCTGGGCTGTCCAATCCTTTAAAGACTTCTGAGAAGGCTTCATTTGTAATCACCACCAGCAGCTTTATACTTCTTAGCTACAAGCTGTGCTTTCCTAGCAGACCATTCTCCCGGATCTCCACCAGCAGAACCAGCCTTCACCCTAGCTACCAACGCCTTACGCATTGTAGGCTTGGTGTAATTGCCAGCAGCATTAACAGTGCTTTTCTTTGTAGCCATGTTCTTTCTTCTTTGGTAAGTGTCTGTGTTCTTTCCATCCCTCAGCTCTCATAGCATCTTCTACTTTGTCTAAGGGAAATACATATCCTGTATGTTTTTCCATAGCTGCTCTGACATAGTAGACATCACTATGGAATAGGTGCATCTTGTCTACATACCCTCTGTGTAACGCTAGTGAAGCTTGTGTAGCCACACTGTAGGGGTATGTGTTTGTTAAGCCTTTATCATCTAGCTGTTGTCTTGTGTAATAGTTCATAATACTTCATGCTAACACACATAGCCTAGCTAAGGTGGTATGGTAGCATTTATTGCTACTCATAACAACCTATCCCAATGTATGTCTATAGTGTCTATGAAGGTAACGGTAGAGATCTTGTGAAGAAACAACTACCATTACCTGTAGGGAACAGTACATATCACATTATGAAATACATACCACCTACCACTAATATCTAGAACATACACCTAGAAAGCCCATAAGGGATGTGTTCATCTATGGCTGTTGTTAGCCCACCCTTTTAGCAACAGCTTTTAACAAGTACCCACATCAAGTCTAGTCTGGTCAGTGTAAGGTGTACCACTGCCAGTATCCAGAGCAGAGAAACACAGTGGCCCCTGTGAATCTCTCTCCGAGTCTTTTCTCTTCAGCAGCCGATTGCAAGCTCGTTTCTTTACCTGTAGCCGGAAGGTAGCCTATACTTTGTTTCGTATCGCCTGTATACATAAAGCATACATGGTGCAGGTACGGGTAGTTTTACACATATTGAAACCAATGTCAAGCTTTTTCTGTAGGAGATAACAAGATATGTTAGCTATTTAGCAAATGGTCCATATGGGGTGTCTTCTTAACCTATAGCTGATACTTATAAGTTGCATGAAACTTCAATGAGAATAGTTCTTGTTTGTTAACATCTGTGTGTACAGAAGGTAGCGGTTTGTGCAGCTTTATGTGCATCTTTGTAGGAATGCTTTTGTTCAATATACTCAACAGTTTATGTCGGATAAGGTGCAGTATATTGCGTGTTCATCTGTCCCTAATTATTTCTATTGCGGTGTGGGAGCTGCCAAATATAGAGTTTGGTTAACAGACTCTATTTTCCTGATTTTTGTACGAGGCCATATACATATAACGCACACCCCCCCTGTGCCCACGCACCCCCTCGCATCGCAGCCCTGCAGCCCTGAGCAGCCCTGAGCAATGCGTTGCAGATCTTAGGTGAATCAAAGACATAGAATGCAGTTCACTCAAGAAGAAGATAT